CTGCAACAAGAGTTGCAGTTGTGACTTCCTGTATTAGTCGGAAGCTATACAGGTGGTTAACCTATACATCCTTGAAAGGAGGATAGGTCTTATGGATAATTCCATAAAAACCAATCTCTGCAAAGGCCTCCGAGCATGCGGGATACCGAAGAGGCAGACCCACGAGATTCTCAACATAGTTGAGAAGTGGTACCATGAAAATGGTGTCGAGTGGACCAACTCTCGTATCAAAGACCTTCGTCAATGGTATGAGACCACTCTCGCTGGTGATCCAACACCTCCTCCTTGGTTTAAACATTCCAAAGAAGGATATCCTTTGGGTATCTGGAAGTGGGTGTTTGACCTCAAGCCTGCTAAGGCACTAGGTGTCTTATCGTTGAATACTGTGTTCTATGAACATAAGCTCACAGAGACCCAGAAGGAGAAATTCCTTCATGGACTTGCAGGCAATCAATCCCAAAATCGGGATGATCTTCTTAAAGTAATTGGTGCCCAATTAAGGGTTCCATTACCTAAAGAGATGCCCGAGATCCAATTTCCAACCATCTTTGATATGACTGGGTCCATACCCATTCATGATGGTCGGTCAACGGTGCGTCCCGAGAATAAACTCGGTGAAGCACTGAAGGCTCTTCGATCTTCGTGGGAATCAGTCCCACAGGTAACATTCGACTTCCTTGATAATCAAGGATTGCTTGGGTATATGCCCATGCATGTAATTGGTAATGAGTACCAATTAGAGTTGAATCGCCCTCATGATCGATGTGTCGGTCGGGTCAGTGTTCTACAGCAGCCTCAGCTAAAGGCTAGAACTGTAGGGAACCCTAATAGGGTTCTTCAAGTAACACTTGAGCCCCTTAAACAGGTCTATATGAACTGTTTAAGAAAACTGCAATCCGACGTAACTCACGACCAGGAATCGGGAGTTCGTTGGGTCCAGGAGAAACTAAGGCAAGGTATTGAGCTTGCCGGGTCAGATTTGACCTCTGCGTCTGACTTACTTGATGTCGGACTCAGTCTCTCCCTCGTGGATCATACCTTTGGTTTTCCAAAGATTCATGGTTACAGGGATTACTCGGAGTACTTCTTTGAAGTATGTAAGAGTAAATGGTGGTGCCCTGGACTCAACCGAGAGGTTGAGTGGCAGCAAGGTAATGTCCTTGGAACCGGACCCTCTTTTGGGTTGTTGTCGCTAACAAATAATGCGGCAGCCTTGAATGCCTTCTGGTATTCACAGCGTGATGGTACCATCGACAAATCGATACCATGGAACGACAGTTTCAGGGTCGTTGGAGATGATATCGTAATGCTTGCTCCTATGGAGAAGTATTATACAAGGATCATTGAGGATCTTGGTGGCGAGATAAACCACTCAAAGACCCTTAAATCCGACAGAGTTGCCGAATTCGCGGGTAGAGTAATTACCTCTAATAGTTCTTACCTAAAGGCTATTAAGTATTCTGAGCCTTCAGATAACTCCTTCATGAGTTATGTTGCTCAGCTTGGTGATCAAGCCAAGTATCTACTCATGCCAAAGCAACGAAGGGTTTATGACCTCCTTCGTGAGGTCCCCGGAATTGTAGTTCCAGGTCCCTGGAATCAGGATTCTTTTGGAATCCCTCTGGGCCCGCGGTACCAATGGTACCTTGAGGAAGTTCAACCAGCTCTTGAAGCAGTTGAACCTGACCTTGACCTAAGAGATTATCAAATGCTGCTTCTGGAAGCAGAATTGAGTCTCTCTGAGGCAGGCGAAAGCAAAGAAAGACGTTCACTTGATGAACCTTTCTTTGACGAGGGCTACCTACCCTCGCAGGTTACTCCAACCTTCAAGGTTGGTGGTGATCCACGTCTTACCAAAGGTAAGAGTCAATTAGATGTGCTTTACAAACACATAATTGATAAGGACATCACACCCTTTGAAGACTGGTTACGAAACTCTGAATGGACTAGCCAAGAAATTGACAGTTCACTCACAAGAGACGATGATGCTCTAGAGTTGTAGTCTTAACCAGACTAGCAATCTGATAGAGTTTATCAGGCCTCATCCTGAACAGGATAATTCCTGGTCTCAACCTATGTTGTAAGCATAAGTTAAGAACAACCTATCTCATCGTTTCGAGCGTTATGTAGGAAACATAACGGGTCTCGTACTTGGATTTGCTCCCCGGCTTGAAGCCAGAGATATCCGCCCAAGAGCGGAGGAGCATGCTGCAGTTATGGAG